AGGAGGAGGAGTCTTTTCTTTTTGTTTTTGGTTTTTCTTTTTCCTGGGGGGAGGAGGAGGTTGTGATTGAGGAGTTGGTGGGCTTTGTTGCTGACCACTGCCACCGGGTTGTGGCTGCGGATCCTACCACGGTTTGGCGATAGAAACACCAGACCGGTGGACGTCAAACTCAATGAAGACGGATTCCTTCGTAGTAGTGCATAGAAGGAGTCCAGGAGCTTCACCAATAAGGGTTTTGGGCTTGATGATATTGGTAACAAAGGCAGGAGCAATCACAGGTTTAGTTGGTGTATACAATGTGGTTACAGAAACATTAGCACAATGACCAATGCCTTCATGGGGCTTCTTGTGGGTCGCACCAGGATCACCCCAAGTTGCAGGGATGAGAGCAGCGTAACACGTACCACCACAAGTTACCGTGACATTGTCAATCGCCGAGTGCATGGCGGTGGCAATGAAGGTCTTGACAGTGGCATGTTCAGCCAGGTTGATGAAGGCGTGAGCCGAATCAACTTCCTTGATGAAATGCAGGTGAAGGACCTCTGCATGAAGAGCACCAAGAGGACCAAGAATGCCATCAGGGTTAGCCATATCTGAAGAAAAAAAGTTTAGTGGAGTGAGAAGGGGTTAGAAATTGAAAATAGTAGGACTACAACATAACGGTAGAAAAAAACATTAAAGGCTTGTATAGTTACAAATCAAGAGTAGCTTGAGAAACATTTAATAACTTAGCAATGAAAGCAGGTACAAGAGAAAGAGGGATGTGAGACCATCGAGAAGGATCGACAGCAAAACGTAAATGAGGAACAAGAGAAGAATGTTTAAAACAAAAGTCCATCACCCAGCGTTGAGCTTCGAGTGCAAGAGGGGGAAGATACTTAAACAATTCATCGCCGTGTTGATGGGCGAAATGAGCTTCGAGGAAATAATTGTCTAAAATCTTGTCGAGATCACCTCGGCTCTCACGATATCGAATCTTGAGAGCCAAAATGATTGGATGGCGGACGACCCCACAGGGGTACATCAACCATCCACAGAACTCAGGAATGTAACAGTAAGCGGTTTTGCCAATAAGGGAGAAATACTTAGCCAAACGATACCAAAGGGGATGATCAGTAAGGGAGCCAAAGAAAAGAGAATCATCACCAGAGTAGCAACAAGGAAGAGAGGGATCGGGAGAATACCTTAGAGTCATATAAGCCATATTCCAGAAAGTGTTGAAATCGTAAGTTCCAAATTCACCAGTGAATCGCATAACAGCAGAGGCACCAAATTGAGTGCGCATGTTGAGTTTGATCCACTGGTAATGATCGATGAGTTCTGACGGGATGCCAGCATAGGACATCATAGCGAGTTCAAACGATAAAGTTTCCTCAGTGCAGGATTGATCATAAGCACTGAAGTCACAGGAAAACGTTTGTTCACCAGTAGCGAATTTTTTCGACCAAGAGTTCATCTCAGCGATAGTTTTGCCACCA